ATTATTGCCATATATAGTTGTGGCATTAACTTCTTCTGAAATTCCGGTTACTATTTTTGCATCCCCTTGTAACACTAACATCCCGTATGTCGTTTTTAATTTATTTAATATTATATTATATTCTTCAATTTCATAATCTTTGTATTCATAATGAAAGGCACCATTCAATTTCTGTTGATATTGTAATTCATCATTAATTTTATCACGAATGTCTCGCATAATGGATCCATCTGTATGGGCTATCATAGCACTATGATGTATTGTGTAGGTGCTTCGTACTGTAATTGTATCGTATGCATGACGTTTTTCGGCGCGAATATGTTTCTGTCGAAGTTTTAATACCATATCATACGTTAGTTCAGCTCCATAGAGTTCATTAAATTCAGAGTAGTCTTTAGGAGTTTCTTCTAGAAATGTATCGTAAAAGGCGTAGAGGCGAGGTTTGTATTTAGAGTTAAAGAGTAATTCTTTCATTGCTTTCTTTTTTTCTTCAATTTCATTCACATCTTCTTCTTTCGTAATAGAGAGTTTAGCAGAGTCTTCAAATCGATCCGCTTCTTCTAAATACTCTCGAATGATATGTTTGTCTCCATTAAATCCACCGTAGACAAGCTTGTTGTAGGCTTGAATTAATTTTACAAACTTTGTAAAGAGAGTGAGACATTGGAATGAATCCATTTTAAAGATAATCATGGGTTTGATGGTAACACCGCGAAGAAAGTTGTAGAGTTGGTAAAGAGTGAGAGTATCACTTTCAAGAGGACTCGTTCGAACGATCGTTGACAAGGTAGCATCAGTTTGATGTTTCAAATGATCAAAGAGAGTAAGTTCAAGACGTTCCATTTCATCCAAGGAAACTAATCGTGGAGTCACTCCATCTATACGAGAAACACTTGGAAGGGACTCATAGAGGGAGAGAATTTCTTGAGGATACAATCCAATTTGTTGGAAGGTAGGGCATCGAATTTGTTCGATGGTTAAATGATGCAATGGATTAATCGTGACAAGTTCTCCATTTCGAAAGGTCATTCGTTTTTGATTAAAGAATCGCTTTTGCAGATTGACCGCAAAGAGAGGACCTGGAAGAAGACGCCTCAGCCACTCCTGCACCTCTTCAAAGTTGGGAATGGTGGCGGAAAGAGCCATCAAAGGAACCGAATGAAATCCTGCAAATTTGAGAAGATATTCATAAAAGGGGCCTTGTGATCCCTGTAAATTATGAAATTCATCCAAAATAATATATTCAGGAACTTCCATGGGAGTTGATTGAATGAGCCGTACCAGTTGCTCTGGTGTTGCAACAATAATGTTATCCGCTTGTGGAAATCGTTTGTAACGGGTAGATCCCATTGCAAGATGAAGATTCTTCTTCACAGACCCCTTCAATAATTCTAAATCAAGTAAGGAAGCTAATATAATTCCTGCTAATTGATACCCGAGAGGATCCGATGGAACAATGTACCATACTTTGGTGTAGTTACGAATGGCATGAGTGGAAAGAACTGTTTTTCCTGCTGATGTTCTGGCACTCATTAAGAGATTCTTTCCCTCATCAATGGCCTGAAGACATTCTTCCTGCCATGCATCCAATCGAAATCCTTCCCGTTTGAAGTTGGAATTGGGTTGGAGTTTCAATGGCATGTGCCGAACTTGGTGCGTAAAGAAATCAATTGGATTGGCAGCTAAATACTTTGTAATGCGTGAATCTACCGTTCGAATAGATTCTGATGTCATATAGAAACAATATACTTGCACAAAGATTGTAATCATTTGAACAGATATAGCTTTCATACTCACCAGTTTTAGTAAGAATTTATTGTAATATTCATTGCGATGCAAATCACTTTGCACTCCAGAAATAACTTTGTAAAATTGTTGAACAATTATATCAGGATCAGATGTAAATGTTTCAGTATCAATCATAGAACTGAGAGTAGCACATAGTTTTGCATCCGATGCAATGCGATGAGCTTTTTGAGCCAATTCAACCGAGTTTAATCCAACTTCTTCAAATAAACTTTCAAAGGATCCGCCCATATGCAAGATACGCTTGAGTGTTTCTTTGTATTTAGCGGGAGTTCGAAGTTGATTGGTAATATAATGTTGGAGTGTTCGATTACAGGCTACAGATCCAATTGTTTCTAATACTTCTTTCAGATTGATAACATCTCCGCACAAGAGACTCTTCCACGCTTGGCGAAAGGTTCCTTTGGCAACACAATCAAATCGATCTAGAATGTTGGAAATATCTTCATATAGTTTACTTGTTTTCTTTTTGTCATGCAAATCTTTGGAGGGAATTCCCTTTGTATATTCGTATACAGCTGCTTCTAGCACACGTAGAATTCCAGATTCATCCCGCATCTCTCCTCGACGAACATTAGCAGGAAGTCGTTGCGACCCCGCCATATCAATTAACCGACTTGTTGATTCGCTTGAACTATCAAATGCCATTCTTATACTTTTATTATAGTCCAATTTAGTTTAGAACATTACATCAATTTTAAACAGGTTGTTTCCATCCAAGTAATCCTTTGCTAATAAGAACCCCCTTTCGAATGGAAATTCGACTATGCCCGTCTCCATAATTTTGTTCAATTACATCTACATATTTTTTGGTAACTCGTGTCACCACAGCAACATGCCCGGTCTCTGCGTTGCGTCCGGTCGCATCCCAAATAAGTAAGGATCCCACCTCGGGCAAGGGATGGGTAGAATCATTTGAATAGCTCTTCCAAGGAAGAAATGTATCGTGAGTTAAATCTAAAATAGTATGAATATAAAAAATGTCTTTTGCATTTTCGACTAGTTTAAAATACAAATTATATTTAATTAAATAATATCGACGAGCAAGTTCTACACATTGTCCTTTAATTCCTGTATAATATCCATTCCAATAGGAAAGTTGGTCTGAATTTACTTCTCCCATATCTATTTTGTAGGGGTATTATAGGAATGCAAAAAGAAAATTCTGAATTAACCATTGCATCCAATCGAGGATCGATTGCATCCGATCCTGGATCGGTGACATCCTTGCCGGAACAGGTTGCAGCAGAACCAAGGTCTGTTGCAGCAGCGAGTCCAGCGGCGAACTCACTGCTACTGCCTGAAAATGATAAAAATAACGAAGAGATTGAATACTATAGGAGTCTTATAAAAGGATATAACGATGAACGATTTGTAGCAAAAACGCCAAAAGAAATTAATTATCGTGAAGCTCCACTGGAGGAACAATTTGAAAGAATGAGATTAAAAAATACAAAATTTGGACCATTTAGAAATTATAAAAGTGTTGTAAATGCCAATTATAAGTATCCTGATCTTAAAAATAAGTCACGTACAAACAATCCCAAAGCTCTAGCTCTAGCTCAAAACAAGGGACTAAACCTACTAAGTAGAGTTCCTAAACATTCTAAATATAATACACCAATAAACGATTTGAGCAATACTAATAATAATAACAATAACCCTTCCGCTCCACCACCTAGCCGTTATACATCTAATTATAGAGGAATTGCTTCAAATACTAGAAAAGTACAATTCGCAACTCCTACACTTGTAAAAAGCCCTCCTCTTCCAACCGGTCCGAAGCCATTTTCAAAAGATCCTTTGCAATATCCTCCTCGTCAGTCTCGTCGATCGTCTCGTAAAACCAGACGCCGTTCCTCCCGCAAGACCCGACGTTCTTAATACTTTTTCACATGAATAACCGGTCCTTTGGATCGTCCAAGATCAGTGGAGGAAATGGGAGGTTCGGTTTCCCCTGAAGCTTCTGCCGCTTCCTTCAGCCGTTCCATTTCCGCCGATTTGGCCCAAAAATCAGGAGCTCCAATTTTAAAATCAGGGCGAGGAGCGGCCTTGTACCAGAAGACTGCATCTTCCAGGCGATTCGTCTTGCAACCATTGTGAATGACTAAACATTCAAAATTCTCCGTACATTGATCCATAATCTGGCAAAAAAATTCAAAGGTAGGAAAAATACCTGCAAACTGTTCGTAAATGCGTTTGCGATTGGCTACCATGTTTTCACGCAAAATAAACACGTAATCGACGTTGCCACGTAACACAGGAGGAATGCCCATGACATACTGTAGGGCCAAAATGTAAAGAATACCATAATGACGACCGTTCATAAATAAGGAACGAATATATTTATCAGACACCCATTTATTGTCATACATACAGTCATCCATGATGACGAATGTACGCCGATCAATTGCAGAAGCACCGCGTAGTTCCGTCTCCTTCATAATTTGTTTTGTAAGAATTTGTTGCCGTTTCAACACATTGCTCAAAATAACAGGATTAAATTCTTCATGAATAAATAAACTAGGAACCATCTTGGAATAGAACGAGTTGGCACCTTCCGTGCCACTGATCACCGTTCCAATGGGAACTCGCTGCTTGTGCCATAGTAAATCCTTGATAAGATATGATTTACCAGTATTACGCTTCCCGATGAAAAGAACAGTAGAGTCATCGGCAATACGACTCATATCAAATTTCGTCAACCGGAGAGATCTTGCTGGACGTGTATCAGGAGCAACAGGGGGTCCTCCCCCCATCATCATCGCTCCAGAAGGCGGTGGTGCTGACATACTATATTTCATAGTAACTTATTTTTTTTCAAAGAATACTGTAGGGACTATGGATACAAGATTTTGGGGACCAAGTGGATGGAGATTAATCCATTTGATTGCCGCTGCAAAGCGGAAAGAATCTCATGAGTTTTTTGAATTGTTGCCCTTTGTACTGCCTTGTAAGTTTTGTAGAGCTAGTTTAGCTGATTATTATGCGGCCGATCCCATCCCCTCGGATCCAAAGAATGTGCCCGAATGGATCTATCGTATTCATAATCAAGTGAATAAGAAGTTACGAGATCAAAAACTTCCTACAGCACCGAATCCTTCGTGGGAGTCTGTAAAACAGAAATATGAGGAGTGGGTGGAAGCCCCCTGCACCGCTCGTAAAATGGTGGGATGGGATTTTCTGTATTCCATCGCCTATACAACTCCCTGCCGTCAAGTTCCTTCCACCCCCTTACCAGGTGCTCCTAAGGATCTTCCCACGGTAGAATTGAAAAATCGGTGGAATCAATTAACCCAAGAAGAACGATTACACAAATTGAAGGAGTTTTGGGAGGCTCTTCCAAAGGCTCTGCCCTTTGAGGAATGGAGAGCCGCATGGGTCGCCCCTCCCCCCCCTTTAAAAAAAGGAAGAAAACAAGTTACGAAATGGTTATTTCAAATTGAACAATCGATGTGTAAAACTTTATCAGAACCCTTTGATCATACATCACCAAATCATCTTTGTAAGGAGTTGTCGCAATTTGAAAGCGGTTGTGGAAAAAAACGTTCCCATACAATGAAAACGTGTCGATCCATAAAAAAGAAAGCCCGTGAAACGATTAAACAGCAACGGGGAGGGGTTCGATAATTATTCAAACAATAGTGTTTTAAGTTTTTCTTCAATTTCAGGTGGATAGACAAGTCCTGGAAATTTTTGTTTCCAAAC